GGATAAAGAGATTCATAAACCTGGAGCTCCGAAAGGAGTTCAAGTTGATTTAGAAGTGGGAGATATGCTTATCTATGCGGGTTGTGACCTCGAACATTGGCGAGAACCTTTTCAAGGTACCGTTTGTTCTCAGGTCTTTCTGCATTATAACGATGCCAACGGGCCGTTTGCCAAGACCAATCTTTTTGATAAACGCCCCATGCGGGGCATTCCTAAGTAGTTGATCTCCACTAAAATCTAGTATATTTGTAATATTAAAGACCCAAAATTTTTTTGGACTCATTTTTATTATGGTTCCAGAATTTATAGGATAAACGGATTTTCTATGCTACAAAAAATAAGCTTTCTACCAGGATTTAATAAACAAGTGACTGCGACCGGTGCCGAAGGACAGTGGACGGGAGGAGACAATGTACGTTTTCGATACGGAACCCCTGAAAAAATAGGGGGCTGGGACCAGTTAGGAGAAGATAAATTAACAGGTGTCGCTAGAGCCCTTCACCACTGGGATGATAATGCAGGCATTAAATATGCAGCGATTGGAACCAATCGAATTTTATACGTCTATTCAGGCGAACAATATTACGACATTCATCCTCTTCGAACCACAATAACTGGTTGTGATTTTACCAGTACTACTTCAGAGACTGCGGTCACGGTTACTTTTCCAAGTCCCCATGGGCTAGTGGATGATGACATTGTTAAATTTGATGCGGTCAGTGGGGTCACGGCAATTGGATCAACTTATAACGATGCCTCCTTTGAAGATATTAAATTTATGGTGACATCAGCACCTACCTCAACCACGATTACGATTACCCTGGCAGCGGCGGAATCAGGAACTCAATTAAGTAATTCAGGTTCGGCTTCAGCTTTGTGCTATGTAACCGTTGGACCAGCTCAAGAACTAGGAGGTTATGGATGGGGTACCGGAACTTATTCTGGATCGGCTTCAGGAGCAGCGACCACTACTTTGTCAACGACTCTTGCAGTTCCTCCGGCTGCAGTTACAACGGTCGTAATTGCTGATTCAACTGCTTTTCCTACTTCAGGAGAAATTAGAATAGATTCAGAGGATATTTCTTTTACAGCTAACGATACCAGCACAGGAACTTTAAGTGGTGGAGCAAGAGCCGCTAATGGAACTACCTTAGCCGGGCATACGTCAGGAGCAACTGTTACTAATATTTCAGATTATGTAGCATGGGGTGAAGCGTCTTCCGCTGACTTTACCATTGAACCCGGACTCTGGATTCTGGACAACTATGGAACAAAATTAATGGCTCTAGTTTATAATGGATCTTGTTATGAATGGGACGCAGCCGCTTCGAATCCAACAGAGAATCGAGCAACGGTTGTTTCAGGAGCACCAACAGCTTCGAGACACATGTTAGTGTCCCCGGTTGATCGTCACTTAATTTTTTTAGGAACCGAAACTACGATTGGTGACACCACTACTCAAGACGATATGTTTATCAGGTGGTCGGATCAGGAAAGTACCAGCGACTATACACCTTCCGCAGTCAATACCGCGGGCACGCAAAGACTGGCTCAGGGATCTAAAATTATGGGATCAATTCGAGGTCGGGACACGATGTATATCTGGACAGATTCAGCCATTTTCATAATGCGTTTTGTGGGTCAACCCTTTACCTTTTCTTTTGAACACGTTGGAACGAACTGCGGGCTCATTGGCAAGAATGCCTGCATGGAAGTCGACGGAACCGCTTTCTGGATGTCAGAAAATGGTTTCTTTCAATATTCAGGTCAACTTCAAACGATGCCTTGCTTAGTTGAAGATTATGTTTTTGAAGATATTAATACTACTTCCAGAAATCTGATTAATGCCGGCCTCAATAACCTATTTGGAGAAGTGAGTTGGTACTATTGTAGTTCAGGTTCCAATGTGGTTGATCGTGTGGTCACTTATAATTATTTAGAATCAGTGATGCTTAAAAAACCGATATGGTATACAGGTTCTCTACCAAGAACCGCCTGGGCAGATTCTTCTATTTTTGAAAAGCCTCATGCTTGTTATTACACAACATCTGATAATACTTCTTTTGATGTTGTAGGTAATACGGACGGTATTACGATCTATTATGAACACGAAACAGGGACCGATCAAATTGATGCCGGAGGAGTAGTGACTGCGATCACTGCCAACGTTCTTTCAGGAGACTTTGATATTACTCAAAAACGAAGTGCTCAGGGACAAATGATAGGAGCTCCTGATATACGAGGCGATGGAGAATATATTATGAAGATCAGAAGATTCTTACCGGACTTCATTAGCCAGGCTGGAGACACCCGAATTACTTTATTTTTAAGAAATTATCCAAATGATACCGCGGCAAGCTCTTCGTTAGGACCCTTTACAATCACGAGTTCTACTGATAAGGTCGACACACGCGCAAGGGCAAGAGCCATTGCGTTGAAAATAGAAAACACTTCCACTTCACAGAACTGGAAGCTCGGAACATTTAGACTGGACATACAACCAGATGGGAGAAGATAATGGCCATACCTTTTTATAATCAAGGAGATCAAGAGATCTACGCAAGTGGAAACCAATATATTCCTCAAGAACAATATCGATTAGGCTATACGGCTCCCCCAAGCATTGCTAATGCTTCAACAGGAATTACTAACACACAAGCTGCGTCCCCTTATATCTGGCCCCCTCAAGGAGGCGGCGGAGGCGGAGGCGGAGGCGGAGGCGGAGGTGGACACGGATCTAGTAATAAATTTGGTTTAGATTTGAGTACTCAAAAAACTATTGACTCAGGAAAGTGGACAGGCTCAGAATATGTAAAAGATTCAAGAGACATTGCTCAAACTCAAGGAGGTATGTGGAAAGATGTTGACACAGGTCAAAATGTATACCACGGAAACATTCAAGAATTTCCTTCTATTATTAAGAAGGGCTTCGAGCTAGCAGGTCTAAAACAAACTGGTGATCCTCGTACAGGGACCTGGACCGGAGCGGAATGGGAAGAAGATTTTGATGAATCGGTCGCACATAAAAATTTGAATACGTACCAGAGATGGAAAGCAAAAAAAGAATTTAAAGCTGCGCAAGAAAAAAAAGCAACTGAACTAGGTGGGACAACTGTCTCTGATCTTCAAAAAGAAGGTTTTACACATTCTGGTGATATAGCTACGGGTTCAGGACAAGGTGATTATCAAGCTCCTAATATTCGGAGTGAAGCACAAGAAGGAATTGATACTGGAGGATCTGGACTGCATGGAGGAAAACATTATGCTCAAGGCGGAAGGATTGGATATGAACCTGGGGGTGTCGTTGAACCCGGTAAACAATATTATGGAATGGAAGATTGGGAAATACAACAAATTAATAAATATGGAGTTTCTTATCCTCAATTTCTTCAGAATCAATATGGCAAAGGTCTTCATGAACTGAATGCTAGTCAAATAGCCGTAGCTGTAAAGGCTTGGGATAAGTGGAGAGCAGGTCAAGCTCAAGGTGGACTGATTGGTTATTTTGATGGCGGCATCGCAAGACTTTTATAATGGCAAAAATTGTACAGGCATTAACCAGAGCGAGCAAGGAATACGATCCCATAATGTTGTCATCCTTAGTTCGGGATCTAGACGCGGTCCTTAATAAACTCAACACTTCCTTTCAACAAGAACTCCGACAAGAGGTAGATGCTCAGTCTTTCTTTATTGAATAATGGCAGTCATCAATCAATATAAATTTTATGGAGTAGCGGTTACTTCTGCAAAAACAGCAAATCTACTTGAGCCTCTTATTTCTGAGACCTATATTATTAAATCTTTACACGTGACGAATAAGTCAGGATCGAATACCCCGACGATTACGATTACGAACAATGGTTTTCAAGTCATCAACACTCAAACGTTAGCGACAGCAGCAAGCGTAGAAATTTTGACGAACCCTATGGTAGTGGAGGGGAATACCGTTCTCTCTTTTACTACAGCAGGAACCGTTACCGATGGGGTGGACATCACAATTAGTTATCTAAACATTAAAAAAGAGGTTACGGTATAATGGAAATTAAGCCAACGAAGGTTACAACGACGATTAAACATAAGCAAACAGGAGAGAAATATAAGACCGAAGAAGAGTGGAAAGCAAAGGGAATCCCGGAAAAAGACATCCGAAGAGATGTCCATGTCCTGATGCCAGCGCTTGATTTGTTCGGTAAAACAAAGTAGGTTCAAAATTTAGGCAAAATTATGACGAAT